CTCGTCATTATTCGGAATCTCGCAGAACTGATACCTTGGGGGTGTTTTCATCTTAAAGCCCTCTGTTAGTGTGTACGGTATAGGGCCATAAATGACCCTATCCCCTAAACATTAACGCAATGATTCAGGGAACTCTGACCGCACTAAACTTTTAACGGTCTTGTATGTTTCACCATGCCAGACGGAGCCATCAGACTCAGTACGGTTAAATGACAATAGACCGTATTCCATGGCGCATATTTGAATGTTATAGAGGTGTCCGCCATCCATGATGGTTATGCTGTCATCTTCTACGGTTGGATCATCAGCCTCGTATATTTCGCAGACCTTGATGGTCGTTAGTTTCTCAATATCTCGCGCAATTTGCTGTGGTGTGTTCATCTTAAAGCCCTTTTGAGTTAGCCAAAAACACCGCCTTTGCGAAGCCTCTCGGAGTCGCAGAACGGATATTTTTAGTCTTGATGGATTTCCCGCCTAGTTTGCGGTACTGGGTGGAAGCCCCAAAGGATACACAATCAACTGGCTTTTTCTGGGGCATGACAAAGGAATCCGAACACCATAGACAAGTCTTTTTGCTGTAGGCATCCTTAGGCGCAATGTAATCGGGCCAAGTTGGATGGACTGCCTCGGAGTCGGACAGATAACCGCCGAATTCATACGGGTGAAAGTAGTGGTCTGGCTTACGCCAAAGGGTTGCTAACCGACTGACGGGGTTCTCTATCATATAAGGACAACCCAGATTTAGGGCCAGTTCGGCGCAGTTGATGGCGTGATCTCTCGCCTGAGTCTCCACGTTAGGATTCAAAGCTAATTTGTTAGCCTTTGACTTGTTCCCACAGATTGCCAAGTCAGTGCAGACCGGAAAGGCTACGAGGAAATCCACCGACCATTTATGGGTGTGGTAGATACCATCTAAATCATATTGGGAGTGAAGATCAGCATGGAGAAAGTGAATCCGCCCCTTGCCGACTGCCTCGGTTCTACAACTCCACTTTGGGTGTTGAATATCGTAACAATAGACCTCGGCACCGGCCTCGGCCCACGGTCGGCCCATTACTCCGGTGTAGTCGTATAGGCTAATAACTTTCATAGTGCCTCCTCAGTCAGAAACGAATCAAGGTCGTCAAAGTGGTAAGGGATACCGGAGCAGAACTTGGCGGTGAACTCCTCACACTTCTCGCGGTGGACTTGGGAATACAAGAAGTCCTCGTAGGGTCGCCACTTCTCATTGGCATCAAAGGGTGTTTCCATGTAACGCTTAAAGACCCACTCTTTGATCTCAGAGGCTGAGGAGTTGCGCTTGATGATCGTGATCTGCTCACCGTCATCATCAAAGTCAAAGTCACAGTCATAAGGTACGAGGCCGTCTAAGCCCCTTGTGTGATCTATAAAGTAGTAGCCGACATCAACGTCATATATGGATATGACTTGCCCGTTGAGAGGGGAGGAGGGGTCGTTGAGGTAGCCTCTGCCTTCTGGTGCTGAGTTCCATCTAGTAATAAATTTCATGTTAGATACTCTGTTGATTGAAAGGGTACAACTGGACGGAGTATATACCAGTGGGCACTGTCAAGCCCCTAAAGGCCAAAATAAATCCAAATCGATGCTAACCAGGTGATTTCAAAGGCTTTTCTCGGTCTTACCAATTCCGACTTCGCGCCCACAATCAGGCAGAAAGGAAGGCGAGTTAGCCAGTTCCTTATTGTCCACCCATAGAGGAGTACAAAGGACCAGAGACTGCCTCAAGGTTGCCTCAATACAATGTTCCCCCCGTACACCGACACGCCAGTTCAAACCAAAGAGGCAACCCATGAGGTAACCCAGTAGGCGGGACACTATGAGAGGCAGCCTCAGGGGCTTCCTATAGTGCGGTGAGGCGCTCAGGGGCTTCCTCGACCCCCCACGCCCCCCCTTGCGAAAATTAGAAGTTATATATATTGTATCCGCACAGCGGAGAGGAAACCCACTAAATATTAGAAGAATCTTATGGAAGGCATACTAAGTTATTCACCACAATCAGACTTTATTACCAGGATTCCTAGTAAGAAAAAGAAGCGTCCTAGAAGCCTCTTAGACCCCATAGTGGATATTGTAGGCAGGATAGAGGTTCCCCCCATAGATCGTAGGTTATATGACGCTCTTGAGAAGGCAGAGCATAGGAGTCGGAGGCATCGTAGGGATACTTGGATGCCCTCTGGGGATAAAACTAGTACGGCTTGGGGGCCGGTTCAAATAAATGATCCCACTATGAGCGATCTACTGAGGCACAAAGCTGGAAAAGACCCGGTACAGTCTGCTCGATGGATAAAGAAGAACGATCCCTTAACCAAGGGAGAGGAAGCCTATATACGAAAGTACACTAAGATGTCTCGAAGGCAGAAGACCCGCGATCTAAAAGACTCGATAAATAAGTCGAATTACAACAATATAGCTAAAAAGTACATAAAGTATTTGTGGGAAGTACGGTCCAAGAAAGACCCCAAAGTATTTGCTACTTTATGGCATTACGGCCAATCTTCACTAGAGAATAAAGATGCCAAAAATAAAGGCAAGACAGTGGATATTGTAGATAAACCTTACTGGGAACAGTTTATGAAATATTACGGGAGTTACTAATGGCTTATCAAGATATGGGAAACGGCGCAGTTGGAAATGGACCATTCGGCCCTACGGGTGGAGCAGTCCCTGGAGGAGGCCCACAGAATGAAGTGGGTCAATTACTGGAACTTAGGAGTCAGATTGACATGAGGCTTATGGAACTTGGTGTTCCCCCGGAGGCTATGGCTACTCCTGAGATTGCACCTCCTATAGTCCCTCCTATTGACCCCTCAATGGCTATGGCAGGTGGTGGGTTACCAATGCCCCCAGGTGGCCCTATGGGCAATCCTATGGCCTCTCAGCTACCCCCTGGACTGCTAGGGTGAGAACTGAAAAGCAGGAAGCCTTTATAGAGGCTTTTTGCCTGACTGGTAATGCTGCAAAAGCAGCGGAAATGGCAGGCTATTCGGACAAAGCCTCTAAACAGAAAGGTTACGCCCTAAAGAAGCAATTTGCTGAAGAGATAGCCGAGAAGACTAGGGATATGATGCGTGATGCTGTCCCTGGGGTTCTAGCTAAACTGCACGAACTGATAGAGGTATCCTCTTCAGACGCAGTAAAACTAGGGGCTATAAAAGACTTCCTCGATAGGGCCGGTCTGAAGCCTGTGGAGAGGGTAGAGCAGCAAGTCTCTCATGTGGAGAGCGCTTCTACTGACGAGTTAAGGAGGGAACTGGAGGCTCTTGTGGGAACCTCCGATGCGGAAAAAATACCTGAATTGGTGAACTGATGGACCCAGAAGAAGAACTGCCGAATGTTTCCCCGGAAGACCTTATCCAGACGGAATTTATAACAGATATTCCTGATAGCACCTCCCTGATAGGCGGCCCAGAAAATCAGTTCCTTGGGGGGATGGAAAAGGTAGGGGATGCAGCATCTGTTGTTGGAGAACTCGGTCTTTTAAATATGTTGTACGGTGCCCATCCAGCATTAGCGGCAGCCTCTATTGTACCCACTGGCCTATGGAAGGAAGGCGCTGACGCCCTAGAAGGTAAGTTCAGAGGAGCCTTCCCCAAATCGGAAGGGCTATTCTTTGGCCAGGATTGGCAGCCTAGAGGTTGGGAGGATAGGACAGTTGATTTTCTTGAGGGGAATTATACTTTGTCTCCTGTTACACAATTTGTAAATAGGTTCGTAGATATTGTTTTCCCCTCTGGGAACAAGAATTGGGATGAGTTGTAATGGTCGATTTTTTGGACTTCTCTCCAGAAGAGGAGAAAAGCCTTCTAGGATGGACGCCCGATAGCCCCTTTAAATTCTTGCAGGGTTATCCTAGCGAAGTCTCTGAACGGTTTATGGAGGGCGCAAGCACCCTACCTCAGGATAGGCAAGCAGGCGCACTTCAGATGCTCTCGGCCCCTGTCGCACCCTTTTTAGATTACGCCTATAAGCAGGCAGCCCATTTACTTGGCCCAGGTCTGAATAGGATGTGGGAGTCTCAGCACGAATCCCAGAATCGCGCACTGGAGAAGTTAGGTCTTCCTACCGAGGAATACCAGGACATAACCAGGGAACAGTTAATAACTCCTCTAGCTATGGTCGGCTCTGTACTGAGAGGCAGCCCACAGTGGTACTCTGCCCTTAGAAAGGCGATCAAGGATGCAAAACAGGATAAAGGCCAGATTGGTTACTGGAGAGGCCAAATAAAGAATACTCCAGGGGCTACCTCAGAGGCTGCCAGGACGGGCTTTGATAAGCGTTTATCAACACTCTATCCTGAATTACCTGAAGAAAATATTACCAAGGGCAGGGCTCTAAGCCTTCTTGAACCTATAGAGTTAAAAGAGACTGTTCTGGGCGGACCTCGGTATACCGTAAAACATATGACTCGGGAAGAACTTATTCCCTTTGGTTTGTCAGGAAATAATATCTGGGGTGTAGTTGATCCAGAAGGCAACCTAGCAAGGCAGATGTCCCACGATAACTTTAGTGGAAGAAGTGGGCTGGCGTATGGGGGGACGGGTGATAATGAGGCGTGGAATCTCGCTGGCAGGCCGGAATGGTACTGGGGCGAATCTGATGCAAGGCACGCAGCTAGGTGGCACAATAGGCGATTTGGGCAAGCGGCCCGCTATGAACACACAGATAATTTAAGGACTGCTGGTGGAACGAATTACC